ACACCAAGCATATTATAAAAGAACTTACTTACAAAATCAAAAAAGATACTGGCAGTAAGAAATTTGCTACTATTGAAACTATTAAAAACTACAAAATATTACCAAAGGGCATTTTATCAATACCACAGGGTAGGCTAGACCTAGTTCCTGAAGAGTATGAAATAATTGATAAACGTGTAGTAGAATCAATTCCTTTTCCAAAACCTAAGTTTCCACTAAGGCCTGAACAGCAGGTAGTGTATGATCCAATCGATGATACTTGTTTTATCAATGCGCTAGTTGGTTGGGGTAAAACTTTTACTGCATTGCATCTTGCACATAAGTTTGGACAAAAAACTTTGGTTATCACTCACACTGCTGCTTTACGAGATCAGTGGTGTGAGGAAGTTGAATTATTATTTGGGATTAAACCTGGAGTTATTGGCGGAGGACAGATGGACTATGAAGACCATTTTATTACAGTTGCCAATATCCAAACTCTTACAAAGCACTCAGTAGCGCTAGGTAAAGAGTTTGGAACAATTATCTTGGATGAAGCTCATCACTGTCCTGCAAGTACCTTTGCATCAGCTGTTGACTGCTTTCATGCCAGATATAGAATTGCACTATCAGGAACAATGATACGCAAAGATGGTAAACATATATTATTTGGGGACTATTTTGGCCCACTAGTTTATAAACCACCACAATCACATACACTTACTCCCACAGTACATATTATTAAATCAGGTATTACTTTAAAACCAGGTGTGCCTTGGGTAGAAAAAGTAACTGAATTACTAGAATCTGAAAAGTACAGACTATTTATTGCTGATATTGCTAAAATGCATATTCAGCAAGGACATTCGGTTTTGGTTATTGCAGATCGAGTTGAATTTCTACATAAAGTTAAGGAATATATAGGCGATGATTGCGCGGTTGTTACAGGCGAAACAGACTTTGAAGAACGACAAGTTATCAAACAACAAGTCTTGTCAGGAGAAAAAAGAGCAATTGCAGGTTCAAGGCAAATCTTCTCAGAAGGCATATCTATTAACACGCTCTCTTGTGTTATCTTAGCAGCACCCATGAGTAATGACAGTTTGCTAGAACAAATTGTAGGCAGGATTCAAAGAATTTCTGAAGGAAAATTAAATCCGTTAGTGGTGGATATTAATTTTGCTGGATACGCCGATAAAAAACAAAATAACGATAGGCTTGGCCTATATATGCGTAAAGGCTGGCAAATAACTACCATATAAAAAAATTAACTTGCACATAGCTTGTTAATCTGGTATAATATATATTAAGTTGTCGAATATGATACTTTTCTTTAACCTTGGAATACTAGAAGCAGAAACCTTAGGAAATCCTAAACAAATGGTTGAAACGCTTCGCTTGTTTTATACTAAAAAACAAATACCTAAAAACGGTTATTCAAAAGTAAAACCTATTCGTAATTTAATTGGAAATAGTTATCTAATCAACCCAGATGGGTTTTTTGCTGATAATATAACGGATATAATTTATAAATCACAATATATACAGTTAGCGGGTAGACGCGATTATAGCTTATATAAGCTATACAACGTAAAACACTTAGACCTATCATATTTTAAAGATATTGCTCTAGATAACATAAAAACAAACCCACTAATCACTATAACACAAAACAAAATATACTTCAAGTACGAGGAAAATTAAAAATGGCAATTAGCTTCAAGAACACAAAAGGCAAAGCACAATCAAACAAAGTCGAGTCTTATGAATACAAAGACGGCGAAAACACAGTACGTTTAGTTGGCGGAGTTCTTCCCCGCTATATTTACTGGTTAAAAGGCTCTAATAACAAAGACATTCCAGTGGAGTGCTTGGCATTTAGCCGCGACAAAGAAAAGTTTGACAATCTACAAAAAGATCATGTGCCTGACTTTTTTCCAGATCTAAAATGCAGCTGGTCATATACTGTTAATTGTATTGACCCTAAAGATGGTAAGGTTAAAGCCCTTAATTTAAAGAAAAAGCTCTTTGAACAAATTTTGACAGCAGCCGAAGACTTAGGCGATCCTACAGATTTCGATACAGGTTGGGATGTTGTTTTCAAACGAGTAAAAACAGGCCCATTGGCTTATAATGTTGAGTACCAGTTGCAAGTGTTGCGTTGCAAAACTCGTGCACTTTCAGATGCAGAACGTGAATTGGTTAGTGCATCTAAATCTATTGATGAAAAATACACTCGCCCAACAGAAGATGAAGTGTTGGCTCTATTAACAAAAATCACCACTAACAGTGATGATGAAAGCGAAGACGGTAGTTCAGCAGCTGAACAAGAAGCCGTTAAAGACTTAGGTTAAAAAACTATAGCCCGCAAAATTAAACACTTTGCGGGCTATTTTGTCTATAAAATATGAAAATACTATTCACAGCTGATGTACATATAAAATTAGGTCAAAAAAACGTACCTATTGAGTGGGCAAAAAACCGTTTTCGTTTATTTGTTGAGCAATTTCAACAAATGCAAGAACAAGCTGATTTAGTAATTATTGGTGGAGATGTTTTTGACCGACTACCTACTATGGATGAAGTAGAGTTGTATTTTGACTTTGTGGCTAGTTTTAACAAGCCAACAATTATTTATCCAGGTAATCATGAAATGCTTAAGAAAGATACAACTTTCTTAACAAATCTTAAAAAATCAACTAACCGACTAAACCCACTAGTAGAAGTTATTGATGATTTCTATAGTCAAGATAATGTTGATATTATTCCTTATAATAAACTAAAAGAGTTTGAAAAGAATGGGTATGAGTTTACTGGTAAAATACTTTGTACTCATGTTCGTGGCGAAATTCCTCCGCACGTTAAACCAGAAGTTGATTTAACAATATTAAATCGTTGGAATGTTGTACTGGCAGGAGACTTACATAGTTATGAGAATTCGCAACTTAATATTCTGTATCCAGGTAGTCCTTATACTACTAGCTTTCATAGAAGTTCCGTGGACACTGGAGCTATCTTGCTTGACACTAATGCTTTGGATCACGTATGGCTCAAATTCAGCTTACCTCAGCTTATCCGCAAAACCGTTGGAGTTGCTGACCCTAAACCAGCGACAGATTATGATCATACCATTTACCAAGTTGAAGGTGATATGCACGAACTTGGAGAGCTAGAAGACTCTGAGTTAATTGATCGTAAAGTTATCAAGCGAGATACAGATAGTGCTCTAATGTTAGACCCTGAAATGTCTCTAACAGAAGAAGTCAAAGAGTACTTAACTTATATCTTAGAATTGCCAGACCAAACTGTAGAAGCTGTTTTAAAGGAAATGCAAAACTATGCAGAAAAAATTGAATCATATTAAAGCAGAAGTTTGGTCTCAAACTAATTGTCCTGCTTGCACAGAAGCAAAAAGACTATTAGAACAAAGAGCAATTCGCTATACTGAATGTATGATTGGCATTAACGGCTATAGCAAAAAAGACCTAATGGCTAAAGTGCCTAATGCCCGCAGCGTGCCACAAATCTTTTTAGATGGTGAGCTAATTGGCGGATTACACGAATTAAAGAAAAGATTACTAGAACATGATAACAATCAAAAGGCTGAGTTGGAGTAATGCTTTTAGTTATGGAAAAGATAATACCATAAATTTTGTTGCTGCGCCATTGACGCAGCTTGTAGGAAAGAATGGGCATGGAAAGAGTTCTATAGCCTTAATCCTTGAAGAAGTTTTATTCAACAAAAATTCCAAATCAATTAAAAAAGCAGATATTCTAAACCGCTATGTAAAAGATAAAACATACAGTATTGAGCTTGATTTTGAACGAGATAGTACGGAGTATCAAATTAAAACTAGTCGTGGCACTAGTCAAACAGTTAAATTGTTTAAAAGTGGTGTAGACATTAGTGCTCACACAGCCACAGCTACTTACAAAATGATTGAAGATATTTTAGGATTTGACCATAAAACATTTAGTCAAATTGTATATCAATCAAATGCTAGTAGCTTAGAGTTTTTAACTGCAGCAGATACTGCTCGTAAAAAGTTTCTTATTGAAATTTTAAATTTAGGCAAGTATACTAGAGCACAAGAGATTTTCAAAGAAGTAGCGCAAGATTTAAGCAAAGATATTGCAGCGGTACAGTCTCAAGTAAATACTGTTAATAGTTGGTTAGATAAATATTCTAAAATGGACTTATCACACAAAGACTATTGTGAAGTACCTGTAATTGAAGATAGTCTGGTTACACAAGTTAGTGAGCTAGACAATCAAATACGTGGACTAGAGTCTACCAATAAGAAAATTACCCAAAACAATACTTACAAACAAATACAATCTAGAATTAAATTATTTCCAATACCAGAGACTCCAGTAGATACAGTTAGTGCGTTAACTCCTGAAGTACGACAACTTAGTACAAGTTCTATTGAATTAAGCAAATCAGTTAAAGACTCAGATGCTTTTATTAAGAAGATTGGTGCACTACAAGGAACTTGCCCTACTTGTTTACAGCCTATTGACGAAGAAAAAATTGAAGCACTTATAGCTGAACAACAGTCTATAAAAACAGAAGCAAGTTTAAAAATAGTTACAATTAACACTAGACTTAAAGAAATAGAGTTAATTAAACAAGAATTTAATACTAAAAATACAGCATGGGAATCAGCTAATAAAGCCCGTGATGAGTGGGAAAAGTATCATCAGTTAATTAACACTGAGTTACAAGAAGATTTGTTAGATAAAAATGAACTTGAGTCCAAGTTTACAGCACTTCAAACTGCACTAACTAATCTTAGATCGGAAGAGCGTC